AAAGAGCGCAAAGAGGTTTTTCACCACAGAGAGCCCAGAGAGCACAGAGATTGTTCTCTGTGTCCTCTGTGTTCTCTGTGGTGAATGTTTTTCAACCTTTGCGTCCTTGGCGTCTTTGCGCGAGGCAATATTATTTCGCGCCAAGTCGCAAAGAGCGCAAAGAGGTTTTTCACCACAGAGAGCCCAGAGAGCCCAGAGATTGTTCTCTGTGTCCTCTGTGTTCTCTGTGGTGAATGTTTTTCAACCTTTGCGTCCTTGGCGTCTTTGCGCGAGGCAATATTATTTCGCGCCAAGTCGCAAAGAGCGCAAAGAGGTTTTTCACCACAGAGAGCCCAGAGAGCACAGAGATTGTTCTCTGTGTCCTCTGTGTTCTCTGTGGTGAATGTTTTTCAACCTTTGCGTCCTTGGCGTCTTTGCGCGAGGCATTCCTCATCTCGCTACGTGCGTAACTTTTGAAGATAAGTTGGTAAGGTTAATTTCTTCTCCCATCATCACCTGCACGCGATACCGATCCTCGCCATAGCAACTCATGCACAAAACCACTCCCTCCCTGATGCGGAGGTGGAATGGCTTTAGTTTCCCCCCGCACTGAGCGCAAAATCTTACGTGACGGGCAACACGGTGCATCGGCAGTTGATTGTTTCCTCTGGTGACCCATCCGGGTCGCCAGGAAACATCAGCTCCTCTCCCCCCACATCGAAGGGCTCGTCTACTGCCTTAACCTGACCGTCGGCTTCGCGGTGCGTGTCGCGCACGCGCTCGTCGAGTTCCGCCATCCATTCTTTCTTTTCAGCCCCCGCCTGCTGGTAACTTTCCAGCGCGCCGAAGTTGCTCGCCCGAATGGTTTCTGTGCGGGCGATGCGCTCGCTGTTGAAATCTAACACGCGCTGATAAACATCTGCCACGCGCTTGCTCAAATCACGCACATTTTCGCCTTCCTTCAGCCCCTCAGCCAATTCTCGCCGGACCTGGCGGCGCACCGTGTCGTTGATGCCCTTCGCCAGTTGCGCGGCGAAACGTCGGACATAAGCGCGCACGCGAGGATTTTCAACGTCGAAATCAATTCCCAGCCTGAACCTCTCAGCCGTCGCATTCCCTGCCGCTCTAATGTTCTCTTTCATGCGCACATCGGCGATCTCTCTGAATTTCTCGACTTCTTCATCATAGTCAAAAACGATGTCATCCACGCTTGCCTTGACCTGCGTATTCAACGATTTTCCGGGCATGGCTTCTATCAGGTTAGCGAGCACATCGTCTCGCTGCTCGCGGAAGAACTCACGCACGGCTTTAAGCCACAGCCGCTCTTGCGGTGTGTTGTCAATGATGAACGCCTTCCATGCTGCCGCCCGCGCCGATGCTGATAGAGTCATAACGGGTGATAAGGAAGCCAGGAAGCCAAGAACATGGCTTCCTGGCTTCCTTATTTCAATTGAGTCATACTCTCCGCAATTTGGGTTCGCGCACTTCGCGCGCCTCGACTTGCCCCTTCCGGCTGACGTTCTCACCGACTCCATCCCCCGCCACAGCGACCAACGAGATTTGTTTGTAGATCTTGTCCGCGCCGGGCAGAGCCGCGCGCTTGACCATTGCGCGTTTCTCATTGTCCGTCAGGTAAGTGACTGTTTCGAGTTCTTTCATGAACTCAATCATCATCTGCATAAACGCGGGCACTTGAGTCAAATCGTATTGGCAATACATCCCCTGCGTGTTCGGGAAAAGCGGCAGAAATTTCTCCGTCCGCTGCTGCGCGTGCTTGATGAGCCGCGGCGCGATCGTCAGCATCCAGAACGCCCGCTCCTGTGCTGGGGCGGTATCATATTTTGCATCATCCCCCACTCCTGCAATCAGTGGCGGCACGCCCCAAACCATTAAAAGCTCTGCTCGCTTGATTTTGCGCCCGTCTACGTATCCGAGATCTGCGGGCTTGTCTTTGAACACCCACCTCATCCCCGCGTCCACCATCGCAATCTCCCCAGATTTATCTACTCCTCTGTGCTGTTGTTTGACCTGCCTCAGTATACGATGAAAGTGCTCGTCAGCAATTTCATGCTCTGACTCGATGAATGCTCCTGGCTCAGGAAAGTTGTGCAGGAATCTCCAGTCCCTCCTCCGCAATCGCCAATCCGCTTTGAGCGTTTCTTGAGCCACTCGCAAGGGGTCATGCCCGCGCAGGTCACTGTAAGGCGACCACTGACGGAAAGCAATGACTTCATCATTGTTGAGAACGATAGGCGAACGACCATCCACCTGATACTCATAATGACTGATACGCGAGCCTGTTCTTTGAAACTCTTGAGCGCTCGCTGGGACAACTCGGATGCGCTCAGGATTGAGAACGCGGAGGCTACGAATCCGCTGTCCTGCGCGCTCAATGAGCCAATAGGCTTCGCCGCGCAATGCAAGCCATCCGTGCGTTGCCTCTTCCAGTTCCGTTGTGGTTTCTTCCTCATTGACGAAGGAATACACCTCCACCGCGGGGTGGTCAGTGACCTCCTCTTCTTCTCCGTCGCGGTTCTTGCGGAAAAACTTGAAAGGAACTTGCGCACAGGCCTCCGCGATGGCGGAGACGCAGCGGTGCACATGCGGATTTCGCTCGTAAACATTCTGTAGTTCGGCGGAGTCATCCCGCGAGCCCGCGCCGAAATAATCCTGTATCAGTTCGACGAAATTGTTGTGCGCCTTGAATTGCGCCCGCACCTCGTCAAATTCCGCGCGCGATACCCCGCCTAACTTTTTGATAAACCAATCGCGTAATTTCATGAAGGCCAAAACGAAAACATTCACCACAGAGAACACAGAGGACACAGAGAACAATCTCTGGGCTCTCTGGGCTCTCTGTGGTTAAGAACCTCTTTGCGTCCTTGGCGTCTTTGCGCGAGACATTTAAGCATAGTCTCCGACGCGTAATTTCATGAAGGCCAAAACGAAAACATTCACCACAGAGAACACAGAGGACACAGAGAACAATCTCTGGGCTCTCTGGGCTCTCTGTGGTTAAGAACCTCTTTGCGTCCTTGGCGTCTTTGCGCGAGACATTTAAGCATAGTCTCCGACGCGTAATTTCATGAAGGCCAAAACGAAAACATTCACCACAGAGAACACAGAGGACACAGAGAACAATCTCTGTGCTCTCTGGGCTCTCTGTGGTGAAAAACCTCTTTGCGTCCTTGGCGTCTTTGCGCGAGACATTTAAGCATAGTCTCCGAATACCTCCGCTTCCAACCCGCGCCGTCCCCATTGGGGACATCCCGTGCTACGGAATGTCGGCGCGTGCGCGGATATTTCAATAAGCGCGTCCACCGACCATGCCAGCGAATAGACCCTATCATCTAAAATCCGCCGCCTCTGGGCATCCCGCGCTCCTCCCTTTTTCAGCAAGCCAAAAACAGGTTTGCCCCCCTGAAGTTCCGCCTCAAAGTTCCTCAATTGCTCGCGCAACTCGCTGCGCTCTGGGCTTATATGGATTCGCCCCTCTTCCGCCGCGACGCGCAACTCTGCAAACGCGCGCGCCTGGTCCGCGCCCTGAGCATGGCAGAGTTCGGCAGGGATGTGCTGACTGACCGCCCACAAGTAGATGTCGCCTGCTTGATAACTTTCAAATTTCGTCCCTCTGTATCGCCATTTCCCATGTTCCTGAAGGATGATTTCCTTCAACCTCGACTCAGAATTGAGCGGAGGGATGTTCTGACTCAACAACACATAATGCGGACCATCGGGACAGGCAATTTTCGCCGTCGAAGTCCACACGGTTTCATCTCTCTCGTTGTGCGTCCACGGCGCGGAGCGGTCCAGCCCGCCTCCGACGACGTAACCCACCCCCCCGATTGACTTCGCAAATTGAGACAGCCACTCGCGCGTGCAGTGCAGGGGCACGCGCGAATCAAACATTTTGTCGAGGATGTTGGCTGGGAACAACTTTTTATTGCCGCTCCCGAAGCGATTGAGATGCCAGCGTTCAAACTCAAAAGGCAAGAGAGCCCGCCGCCGCTCCTCTAAAAATCCCTCGCGCCACCAAGGAAATTGCACCTCCGCGCTGCCCTCGATGTAATCGAAAAGAATGGTATCATCCCCGTCATCCGCTAACTCCTTGAGATGCTTGAGAACATTCTCATCGTCGCTCGCGTGGGAATCCACGATAGTCTGACAGTTAGGGCCGTCCGCCTGCGACATAAGTTGGTCTAATACGCGCCGGTCAGGGATCTCGTGTGTCTCTGTGTTCATCAGTAAATCAATCCTAATTCCTGCTGTCGTGCCGAGTTTACAAGGAACGACCTCTATCGTCGAACCGTTCGGGAACTTAATCAAGGTCTCTCTCACATTCTCAATGCCCACCTTCTGCAGCAGACGTGGCGACGCAAGGATCAACTGCTGCATGTAATAGAACAACGTAGAGCTCGCTTGCTCTCGACTGTTTGCCAGACAGATAATCCTCTGCCTGGGGAAGTTGTCCGCTCTCCACAAGCCAAATATCGCACTTGTGAATGTCTTCGCCCAGCCCTTAGCCCAGCATAGCGCGATAACGCTGTAATGGAACAATCCGTCGCGGCGCAGGGCGGCTTTGCGCAGGGCAGATTTCTGATGCTCCTGCAGACGCACAGGCTCGGGACGCTTCGTGCGTCGTTCGGGATACTCCAGCATCCCCTCTGCCCAGTCGGCAGGGTCAAGGGAGGGCGCGGACTGACTACTTTCTTGCAACAGTTCTACGACGATGCTCTGGGACATTAGCCGCACCCTCCAACTTTAGGAGATGCTGCCGAACCCCTGACCACAGAGGTTCGGGCAGGCGACCCTCCAGCCATACTAAAAATTCCCGCCACCTTTCCTTTTCGCGGGACTTGACCTCAAACTCCTTAAGAGCCGCTTGCATTTCTCGCAAGCGGCTCTGAGTAATGTCGCTCACCCCGCGCTGCGTCTGCTGCGCGATCCGCACGCAGTCCTTGATATGCTCCCAGTCCTCTTCATTCAACTCTCCGCCTTCTGACACACGCGCTTCTATTTCGAGCAATTTTGCGTAAACGATGTCTAAGGCATCACTGGCAATCAGTGACGCCTTCGCCTCCGGCTGCTTTTCAATAAATTCCCTGCGCTGATGAGCGATGTGACCAGATCGCTCGGCAATCTGAAGTGCGCGAGCGATTTGTTCCGCATGAGTCATCTGCTTGCGCTTGGTGCGCCGCGTGAAGTGAGTGTATACCGTGCTCGTCGCGCATTGATAGCCTTTGTTCCGCAGGAACCGCCACAATGCGATTGGACTCATGCCTGCATTGCGCCGTTCGTGCAGTGCCCAAAATAAATCGCGGTCGCTCTGATAAAGTTGACACACCCGACAGCGCGATTCCAGAACGTTTGCGACCACATCAATTGACACGACATTGCTCATTTCTTCTGTTTCACTTCGCGGAGAATTTCGCTGACCTCGCGGAGCACCTCGATACACTGCCCGATAACCTCAATGTTCTGACGCCAGAGGGGATATATTTGCTTCCCCATCACCACAATCCACATCGCGAAAATAATCGCTAACGGACCGTTCTTGATGATTTCTTTAAGGATTTCATTCTCCATCCCCGGTCTCCTTTTTGCGCGAAATCAATGTTCGGAAACTTCCCCTCATAAAACCGTAATTTTTACGTCCACTTTCACCCATCGTCCGCCGACTTTCGTCTTACGCGCGACGGTCAACTCGATTTCATCGCCCTTCTGCGCCTCTTGAATTTGCTCCTCGACGACTTCGATGGTTGAGATGACTTGTCCAGAGAGAACCAACGCCTGCGTCCACTTCATTTCTATTCCCCGCAAAAAAAAACGGTGCAGTTCATCTATCTCGCGCCAAGACGCCATAAGGAAGCCAGGAAGCCATGTTCTTGGCTTCATGGCTTCCTTATAACGACTTGGCGCGAAATAGATGAACAGCACCGCGTGCTGCCAGCGTGATTGTCAAGATTCATTATACCCATCAAGTCAAAAAATATCAATGGCTTTTTTGACTTGAGGGCTGATAATACCACCGAAAATCTCTCCCTTGATCTTCACCTTGACCTTTCCTGCGTGTGACATTCCTTATGATGCCCACCAGATACTCCTCACGTTTCTCACGATCAAAGAGATAGCGATCGAGATAGATGTCTAAAGCCTCTTTGAGGTCGTCTGTTTTAATTGCTTTGCCCCCTCTCCTCTTCATCCGCTCCATCAACCAATCCGCCTTGTCCCTCTTAAGGGCGCGTGTAGTGTATTTCTCTCTCAGCACGTCCAGAACACGAATGATGCGTTCGCATAAGTCCATGCTCATGTGTGCCCACGATTCTGTTTCTATCAGGTGATCAATGATGTATCTCCTGATGTCTTCTTGCGAGCGCAAATAGTCTCCTTCTGCTGCTGTTTGTGGCAGAGCGCGCTTCGCGGATTGCTCTTTGATTTTACGCAGCAGTTGGCTGCACGCCGTCCAGTCTTGCGCAATCTCGCGCAGGCTACTCTCTATAATGCCTTCGCGGATGGCGGTCTCGTGCAGCAGCGTGTGAACGTCTTCGCCGCGCCGCGCGAATGGCTTCGCCAGCGCGTGCAGTTTCGGGAGATGATTGGGTTTCATCTTTACATTCCTTCAGCGCGCGCCTCAAGTCTCTATAACCCGCACGCCGAGCAAGAAAAAGTCTGACGGTTTCCTTGAGTCGAAGGAGTGATGCGCTCATGTGAAATGTCTCGCGCAAAGGACGCCAAGAGGTTTTTCACCACAGAGAGCACAGAGAGCACAGAGAGTTTTTATTTCTTTATGTTCTCTG